TTATTTCTCCATACTCGAAGAGTTGTTCGCCACGGAGCCCGGAGCTGCACACTCGCGGGCTTCATTCTTTTCTGGAAGGCAATAAACACGTGAAATCAGGTTCAGGAACGTCATAAGGGTTACCCGGAACTGGTAGGCTATTTCGTTCAGGCTGTCCCACTCCCCTTTATCAACCACGCCATCATCGATGTACCGACGATATGCGTTGACCAGATCCCCAAGCCTGCCCACCAGCTCAGCCAGCTTTAATCCAATCTCCTCGTTCTCTGTTTCTGGTGCCGCGCCCGGGATATGGATCCCGTTATCGGTTTGACGAGAAAACGCATCAGCTATGTAGCTAACACCAGCAGCTTTCTGTAGCACCATCGCCCACCCCATAGGGAAGATCTGATCCCCATCCACACGAAGGCGGTTAAACAGCGCATTCTCTGTTACCCCCAACCACTCCGCCGCCTCGGCATAGCCTCCAGGCAGGTCGGTAATCGTCTTTTTAATCGCGGCCACCAGCCAGGCTGGCTGACGTTCGACTTTCCAAATAGGTTCGTTACCCACGGTTAACCCCTTATTCCTGTGGTTTTATGTCTGTACTCGCGCCTGTACAGTTCGAATAGCGATGTGGGTAAAGAATTTCTAGCTCATTGATTTTTCCCGAGAAGAAACGGACTAGACGTTCAGCAATATCTAGGGAAGCAATTTGCTGCCCTCGCTCTATCCGACTTAGATTTCCCGGGTCGATATCAACCCCTTTTGCTACACAGGAAAGAGTCATACCTTGCGATTTACGCAAGATTCGTAACGGTGATTGCATATACCCTCCTTTAATTGCGTAATACGCATATTAATTGGAACGTACGACTTGCGCAAGTTGCTTTGCACATCACGCAAAAAAAACATGTAATAGACGCATGAACATAGGAAACCGCATAAGAGAACTTCGCACAGCGAAGGGTCTAAAAATCGCTGATCTTGCTGAAGCCGTTGGTGTCGACGGAGCTAACATCTCGCGCGTAGAAACCGGCAAACAGAAGTCATTTACTGAACAATCACTTAGCAAATATGCTCAAGCTTTAGGCGTTAGCGTTGCTGATCTATTTACTCCAGGCGGAAATAAAACTACTGTATGTGAATACAGTGGTAGTAACCCACATTCTGGAGATGGATCTGTGTTTAGAGTGGAGATTCTTGATGTAAGTGCCAGCGCTGGTGGTGGCTTTATTCAAGGCAGCGATATTATTGATGTCATCAGGTCAATCGAATACAACAATGAACGTGCGCTAGCGATGTTCGGCGGAAGAACGGCAGATCAAGTAAAAGTAATCAACGTTCGAGGCGACAGTATGGCTGAGACTATCGAACCTGGTGATCTTCTCTTCGTTGATATCTCTATTCATGAATTCGATGGTGATGGAATATATGTATTTGGTTTTGATGATAAAATTTACGTCAAACGATTACAGATGATACCTGATAAGTTGTTGGTGATATCGGATAACCCAAAATATAGAGAATGGTCTGTGGATGAGACAAACGAACACCGTTTTTACATTTTTGGGAAGGTAATGATAAGCCAATCTCAATCATTCAAACGCCACGCCTGACACTACATATCAATGTTGAAACCGCCTTTACGGCGGTTTTTTTTACGCCTCGATATTGCGCAAATCGCAATTTAATACTTGCGTTATTCGCAATTTAATTTTATTGTCTACTCCATAGCGAACAGGCAGGACGCCCACGAAGTAGCCGCCGGTGGCATATGAATAACCGGATGATTCGCAGGCAACAAAAAAGCGCCCATCGGACGCTTAGCTCTTTAACAATCTGGATACCCCAACCAAAGTAATTGTTTATTTACTTGGTGGCGCAGGAGGACGCGGTTGTGTAGGTACGTGTCCATGCCTGTCTGGATGAGGAGATGAGTGGTCCATCAGTAAAATCTCATCCTTTAGGTGCTGGTGGTCTGGGTTTCGGGGGACGATGGTTAGGAATTATCGGCACGGGTTTTGACATCTTTTTTCACCTTTTTTGTTCGGGGCAGGTCACCCGCAATCCAGGCAATCACGCTGTGTATGAATGATATTTCAGAATCATCATTACGTCCCAGAGCGATGCAGGTTCGCTTAAATGCAGCATCTTGCAGCGACCGCCAAGGGTTACTGTCGGCATCCTGGATCTTCAGATATCTGGCTCTTAGTTCATCATCAGGAAGAATTGAGAATTCAACAAGTAAACGCTTGTATTGCCTCATTTGCTCCTTAGATAACCCCGCTTCTTGCCCAAATTGATAAACCAGCTGAAGTACAGACAGAACGGCAACAGAAACACCAAAAATAAACATATTGCTGAATGGAGCAAAGACAGAAAAGCCCAAGACGATAAGGATAAGGGTAATGCTTTTATCTATTCGGTTCAGAAGGGTGTAATTCATTTTTTCAATGAAATACGAATAGTTGATATCAAACTCCAAATCGTCCCGGTTCATATAACACCTCAGTCTTCTTTTGGTGGAGCCGGTGGCCTTTGCTGAACCGGCATGTGCTTCTCTTCGTAATCAAGATATTGCATCTCAGTTCCTTATGACTATTGGGGGTATCCAGATTATCGCATTCCTGACTGTTGGGGAATAGCAGGATCCACCGCGCCTGATGTGGTTAAAAGCAGGCCAAAGCAATAACAAGTAACTCCCTGTTCTGGCGGCCCGGTGTTTTCCCGTGTATTTCCGGTAACCGCCAGCCTTTTTCAGGGAACAACGACGAGAGCATTGACGAGCAAGGCATAAGTGCTGGTTCGATTCCAGACAGTCCCATTCAGTTGGGAGGGTTGGGCAGGGAAAAGGTTCGTTCGATTCGGACACCGGCAGTGTTCTCTTCGTTGTGGTGAATTGCAGTCCATCGAGACAACCAGAAGATAAGCATCTGGCGCCACAACCTTATTGCTGTGTGTAGTCTTGGCGGTACCAGGGTCTTCAACCTTATACAAGGGGGACGAAGATAATGTTCTACCTCGTTACCGCCCTTTTTACGCAACAGAAAAGGGCATCACCGGGCGACGGGCTCATAACCCAATCCACCCGGGCAAAAAGAAAGCGGTCTCTCAAGCCGCCGACCAATGCAGGTGCCCTTCTCTGTTGTGTATGGAGAAAGTTCGGCGGTTGCAGCCGCCTTAACTTCGTGTATGGACTAAAACCTTGTGCAGAGGAAAGTTAAATGAAATTACCTAAGTTCCATAACGCAATCGTGTACCGCGCCACACTACCTAGCATTGAAGCTATCGAGGGGCATCTGCTTGAACTCCCCTACTCCGAGATTGGTGAAACTGAGTTTTCACGCGCCTCTTTTGTGCCAAACCCGATCACTGGCGAATTGGTCACCCCAATATCAGGTGGGTATGCCATCGTGATCCGCCATGATCAGAAAATCATTCCCCAGCATGTTGTTTTGAAGGAAGCCGCAGCACGGATCCAAAGAATCGAAGATATGTCCGGGAGTAAAATCAAACGTATCGAACGATTAGCAATTATCGACAGCGTCCGAGTTGACCTGTGTAAACGGGCATTTGTTAAATCAACGCTGATCCTTGCGTTGTACAGCACCAACGAAAAGCTATTAGTGGTCAATACGACCAATAAAAATATTGCCGGTATGGCTGTGGCTATGCTGGTGAAAGTTGTCGGTTCCGTTAAAACAGAAACAATCAACATTAGCGATATTAAGAACGGTTTAACTACGCGGTTGAAAAACTATATCAATGGCGTGGCCAATGCTTTTGAAGGGTTTACCGTCGGCAATTATATCCAGCTGTCCCGCCTTGCCGATCAAAAGGAAGTTATTCGCTACTCAGCTGAACACGACTCAATTCAAAGCGAGCTAGTTGATAGCCTTAATAGCGGCTTTACCGCTGATAAAATGGAGCTAGCAGGATGCGGTGTATCGTTCATCCTCACCGAAAATTTCCATTTTTCGCGCATCAATACCCAAGCCCAAACATTCAACGATGAAGATGATAAAGCATTTCAATGGCGCCATCAGGCCGGGACGGATCTACTCCAATTCAGCAAAGTAGTAAACCTGATGTGTGATCTTCTTTCGTACAAAGAAGAACAGCCACAAAAACCCGCAGCCTAATACCCCAGACCGTAATTAACCCATGTCATGGGTTGGGTTGCTGCACGCTAAATTTAGCAATTCATTAATTTAATAGCGCGGTGCAGCGCGCCAATATGGAGAAAACCATGAGCTACATTCAGACATTATCCGGCAAACATTTTAATTACCTCGATATCCAACAGGACGATATCGTGATCGAGGGTATTGCTACCGCGTTGTCTCATATCTGCCGTTTTGCAGGGCATCTTCCTGAGTTTTATAGCGTCGGCCAGCATAGCGTTTTAACCAGCCACCTCGTTCCGCAGGAGTTTGCATTAGAAGCACTGCTTCATGATGCTGCTGAAGCCTACCTGCAGGACATCCCCTCCCCGCTTAAGCACCTGCTTCCGGATTACCAGGTGATCGAAGCTCGCGTGGATGCAGCCATTCGGCAGAAGTTCGGCCTACCGACGGAACAACACCCAACTGTGAAATATGCCGATCTGGTGATGCTCGCCAGCGAACGCCGCGATTTTGAGATTGACGAAGGTTCCATTTGGCCATTCCTCGAGGGAGTTGCCCCAACGGATTTATTCATTATCAACCCAGTTCGTCCTGGCCAGTCATACGGCATGTTCATCAATCGCTTTAACGAGTTGATGGAGCCGCGCCAATGCGCCGCATGAAGGTAAAAGAACTCGTAGCGGAGGCGTTTGCCTCCGTTGCTGAATTGCCACCAAAACATGCGCCGCTTATGCGCGAAGTCGCCACCAGACTGGACGCTACGTTTGCAGCATTAAAAGAGTCTCTGGTGCAACTGGAACAGGAACGTAAAGGTAAAACGCCATGACCGTATTTGAATATCTCCAGGCTCATCCGAATACCACCAGCGGTGAAATCGCCAAAGGTATGAACAAAAAGACCCCAGCGGTCGCCGGAGCATTATCGCAGCTCTATGGCACCGGCCGGATCGTGAAGTCTGGTGTTCGCAAGGGTATTCCAACATACCGCATTAACGATATGCCATTTGGGTGCAGTAACAGCCTAACCATGATGTTTAACCAGTTATTGAGCAGAGTCAGAAAAGGAACAGTCCAATGACAGCACTCAACAAACAGGCTATCGATTTCAGCCAGCCACTTGAGACCGAAAGTGGCGAATCAGTTAAACACATCTGCCACGACGTCATTGAGTACAAATGTGCGCGTGTTTGTGTCGACATTGCTACTGGAATAGTCTACAGCAGCCCGTATGTCGGACTTAAGATTCGCAACAAAGAAGCAAATCCGCGAGCCAAATTGCGAGAGCAAATTGAATCTGCGGCAGACGCTTACCGGCAGTTTGATAACGGCTGGATTAGCGATATGAAATGCGGCGACCTATCGCACGAATATTTACTGTTTGCGAAAGAGCCTAAGAACGTGCTGGCGCTGCTGGATGAGCTGGAAGCCGCAGAGAGCTACGCGAAAGATCGAGACGAAGAGAATCAAGACCTGATGCTTACCATTGGGCGGTTGCGAGTTGAGCGTGAAGCGAGTGAGGCCGAACTGAACGATGCCCTCTGCGAACTCCTACCCGGCACTCAGTACATGGACCCTCCAGATGGTGGCAGTGTTACGCCACTGGAGCAGGTGCGACGGATGGTTGCTGACTATCGGGAACGGATTGAAGAACTAGAATCGAGGACGGTTACTCTGCCAGAGCCGTTCAAGCTAGCTAAATCTTCGAGTGGTCTGACGTACTACTACGCAGATGAAGTTGACGCGGCTATTCAGGCCGCTGGCATTGGCGTGAAGGGAGAGTGAGATGGCACTGACGAAAAAACAACGTGCAGAGCTACGCATGAAGTTTGGCGGTCGCTGTGCATATTGCGGCTGCGAACTGCCAGAGAAGGGCTGGCATGCTGACCATGTAAAACCGGTCATTCGTTTTGATGGAAATATGCTTCACCAGGAGCGTGACGATATATCCAACATGGTTCCTGCATGTCACCCATGCAATCTGCACAAGCATTGCAGTAGCCTGGAAGATTACCGGCGAATTATCGGTGATGGTCGTCGTGAATTCCTTGTGTCCGGGAAAGGAAAAGCGCTGGTTCGTATGGGATTGGTTGAAATGAAATCTGACCCAGTGGTGTTCTGGTTTGAAAAATATCAAGAAGGGGCTACGGCATGACAACTAACCACCCGGCGCACGGTCCTGTATCACTCGATCGCCTGCACCAGATACGCGAACACCTGCTGCATGATACCCAATACTCAAACGGCGGGAACAGAGCCTACATTCTCGCTGATGTATTGAAGGTGATTGATGGGGCTATTGCCCGCGAGCTGGTACGCCGTGAGCATGCAGCGTGGTCACAGGCTACTTTCGGCGATGTCGGTCCAGTTGGTCCGCTGAAGCACCTTTCCAAAGAAGCGCTCGAGGCTGCTGCTGAACCAGGCGACCTTAGCGAATGGGCTGACATGCAATTCCTGTTATGGGATGCGCAACGTCGTGCCGGTATCAGTGATGAGCAGATTACCCAGGCAATGATAAAAAAGCTGGCTATAAATAAGGTTCGCCAATGGCCTGAGCCGAAAGACGGGGAACCTCGATTGCATATCAAAGAACAGTCAGAGCAGGAGAAAAAATAAGAATGTTTAGCCTGATTCGGCGCGGTCAAATCTACACGGACAGTAGCAACTGGCCCGTAATTATCCATAGCTGTAGTGATCACTCGGTCCGAATTAAACGCAATGATGGCGAGCTGAGAACGATTAGCATCAAACGCTTTAACGAAGATTTTGAACGAGTGGAGCATGATGAGTATCGCAAAATATGTGCCGAAATAGAGCAGGAAACAAACCTGAAAAACCTACGTGCGATGCGTCGCGGCAAGATTACTGAATAGCCAAACAGGAGAATATTTAACGTGAACAACTTAATGATCGACCTTGAGTCCATGGGCAAAAAACCGAATGCCCCTATTGTCTCCATTGGTGCCGTATTCTTCGATCCGCAAAGCGGTGAACTGGGTCAGGAGTTTTACACCGCTGTTAATCTTGAAAGCGCTATGGAGCAGGGAGCGGTGCCGGATGGTGACACTATTCTGTGGTGGTTAAGACAAAGCTCAGAAGCACGATCAGCAATCTGTGTTGATGATGCGATGCCGATATCATCTGCCCTATCTGAACTGAGCCATTTCATTAATCGGCATTCTGATAACCCTAAATATTTAAAAGTTTGGGGCAATGGAGCTACTTTCGACAACGTTATATTGCGCGGCGCATATGAGCGCGCCGGCCAGGTTTGCCCGTGGCAATTTTGGAACGATCACGACGTCAGAACCATCGTCACATTAGGCAGAGTTGTAGGTTTCGATCCTAAGCGTGATATGCCATTTGATGGGGTTGCACATAACGCACTGGCTGATGCCCGCCACCAGGCGAAATATGTTTCAGAGATTTGGCAGAAACTAATACCAACCACCAGCAACAGCTAAAGTTTCCCCGGGTGCAGCCGGGATAATGGAGAAATAACTATGAGCAATATTTTCCAGTTAGCTCCCAACGATTGGGTTTGTGAAAGCGTTCTGATCGCGGTTACCGGGCTCAAACCCGGAACCATCCTCCGTGCCAGAAAAGAATGCTGGATGATTGGGAGGGAGTATATCCACGTATCGCCTGACGGAAATCCTAAACCTTCCAGTGAGTGCATGTATAACAGAAAGGCTGTAGATGCCTGGGTCGCTTCAATGAAAAGCAAGCAGCCAGGGTGATTTGATGCCATGAAAAAGGTAAGCTCGTATCGCTCTTGGGCGTCTGGAGGTAACACCAATGGATAAAGTCACATATCCAACAGGCGTCGAAAACCACGGTGGCAGTCTGCGCATCTGGTTTAATTTTAAAGGTAAGCGCGTCAGGGAAAACCTCGGTGTCCCTGACACCGCTAAGAACAGGAAGATCGCCGGGGAACTGCGGGTGTCGGTATGCTTTGCCATCCGCACGGGAAGCTTTGATTATGCTGAACGGTTTCCAGATTCACCTAACCTTAAAATTTTTGGGTTGGGCAAGAAAGAAATCACAGTGAAAGAACTCGAAGAGAAGTGGCTGGATCTGAAAAAGATGGAAATCAGCGCGAACGCGCACAAACGGTACGAGTCGGTCGTGGCAGTTGTTGTACCGCTGATCGGAGCTACCCGACTGGTGACAGCGATTGAGAAAGAAGAGTTGCTGTACATCAGGAAAGAGCTTTTGATGGGTTATCAGTGCGCGGCAAAGGGCAGGATCCCTGTTAAGGGCCGAAGCGCGGTCACCGTCAATTACTACATGACGACTATCGCCGGAATGTTCCAGTTCGCCGCCGATAATGGGTACATAAAGGCAAATCCCTTTGATGGAATAAAGCCATTAAAAAGGGCCAGGGTGGAGCCAGATCCGCTCAGCCGTGATGAATTCATCCGTCTGATAGATGCGTGCCGGCATCAGCAGACGAAAAACATGTGGTCACTGGCGGTGTACACAGGTGTTCGTCACGGAGAACTGGTTTCCCTGGCATGGGAAGATATAGACCTTGAAGCGGGTACAATAACAATTCGCCGTAATTATACAAAACTGGGCGAGTTCACACTACCGAAAACGGACGCCAGTACGGATAGAGTGATACACCTCATTCAGCCAGCCATCGATGCGTTAAGGAATCAGATGGAAATGACTAGACTCGGGCAGCAGTATCACATCAACGTGCAATTGCGTGAATATGGTCGAACAACGCAGCACAGCTGTACATTTGTCTTTAACCCTAAGATAGTCCGTCGAAGTAAGGATGTGGGGGTTATCTACAAGGTTGATTCGTTTGGTGACTCGTGGGACGCAGGGTTAAAAAAGGCGGGGATCAGGCATCGAAAAGCTTACCAGTCGCGCCACACTTACGCGTGCTGGTCACTGGCCGCTGGCGCCAATCCAAGCTTTATAGCCAGTCAGATGGGGCACGCTAGTGCGCAAATGGTTTTCAATGTGTACGGCGCATGGATGGCAGACAATAACGCAGAGCAGATCGCAATGCTGAATCAGAAGCTGGGTGATTTTGCCCCATTGATGCCCCATAGACCACAAACTAGCAGTAGAGGATTATTAAAATCAGCAAGTTAA